GTCTTGGCTTCTTACGAAGGGACTGGCAGAAAACTACACAATTGGGTGAATCTAGCAGGATCAAAGCTGTTAGGGCTTGGCACTCGATTCAAGCTCTACATTCAAGAGGGCGCAAGTTATAACGATGTGACCCCCATACGTCTGACCACTGCAGCAGGTGACGTTACTTTCTCTGCAACCAACGGATCATCAACCATTACAGTAAATGAAACTGGTCATGGTGCATTTGACAATGACTTTGTAACCTTTTCAGGTGCAACGAGTTTAGGCGGTTTAATTGATGCTGATGTGCTTAATCAAGAATATCAAATATTGTCAGTGGTAAACTCTAATAGTTACACCATCACAGCCAAAGATACCTCTGGTAGCACGGTGACCGCTAACTCAAGCGACAGCGGTAATGGTGGTGGGTCCACGGTAGGCACATATCAGATCAATACTGGACTAGATGTCTTTGTTGCAGGTACAGGCTGGGGTATTGACTCATGGGGGTCTGGGGCATGGGGATCAACCTCCGCCATATCTGAAGGCAATCAACTAAGACTGTGGTCAATGGATAACTTTGGTGAAGATCTTATAGCTAATCCAAGAGCAGGAAGCATTTACTACTGGGACAATACGAATGGCCTGAACACTAGAGCCGTTGAGTTAAGCTCATTGACTGGCGCTAATCTTACGCCCACCAGAGGACTACAAGTTATTGTGTCTGACATTGATAGACACGTTTTAGTTTTAGGCGCAGATCCAATTAATTCTACCTTTACCGCAAGAACAGGGGCGGTTGATCCGCTTTTGATTGCATTCTCTGATCAAGAAAACCCAGCAGATTGGGAGCCTAGATCGGACAATACAGCAGGTGACCTTAGATGTTCTGCAGGTTCTGAGATTATTGGTGGCTTACGAGCTCGACAAGAAACACTGGTATGGACTGATGTAGCTTTGTATAGCTTGCAGTTTATAGGACCGCCTTTGACTTTTGGTCTTAACTTAATTAACGAAGGAGTGAGTCTGATAGGGCCAAACTGTCCGGTGAATACACCTGCTGGAATCTTTTGGATGGATAAAAAAGGTTTCTATAAATACACAGGTGCGGTTCAAAACGTCAGATGCACCGTGCAGTCTTATGTGTACGATGACATGAACCAGTCACAAGGATTTCAGTTCTTTGGCTTTGTAAACAAACAGTTCAACGAAGTAGGTTGGTTCTATTGTTCAGCTTCTACTGCAGTCATCGACCGATACGTTACCTATAATTATGAAGAAGATAGCTGGTCAATCGGGCAGCTGTCTAGAACCACATGGATAGACGAAGGTATCTCTGACAACCCCATAGCCGCAGGCAAAGACTCATCGACTCCATTCTTGTATAGCCATGAGGTGGGCAATGACGATGACGGATCGCCCATGGAGTCTGTCTTCATTGAGTCAGGTGACTTTGATATAGGCGATGGAGAGCAGTTTCAGTTTGTCAGACGCATGATTCCAGACGTTAACTTCAATGGCACAGGTGGCAGTGGACAGTCCATCAATGCGGTGCTTAAAGTAAGAAACTTTCCGGGTGATGCCTTGGCTACAGAACAGACAACAGCTTTCACTGGTAGCACCACCAAGATAGACATGAGAGCTAGAGGCAGGCAGGCTGCTATTAGATTTGAATCTGAAAACTCAGGCGTAGGATTTAGGCTTGGTAAGACTAGGCTAGATCTACAACCAAACGGTAGAAGATAATGGCTAAAATATTACAGACCAGACTGCCCTTATCTCTTGATGGAAACGTCACAGCCGATACATACAACCGTGCGGTCAGGGTGCTGGAGCTTAATTTAAACGCTGTTGACGTAGATCAAACGCCTCAGTTCAACCAAACCACCATTGATAAGTCTAAATTTAGAGATGGTGACGTTATTTGGAACCAAACTGCAGGCAGATTACAGGTATTTGATGGAGACACATTTAAAGATATATCATATGATTCTCGTACATTACTGGCTACGGCCAGTGTTGGCACGGTTCAAGTGGTAACTAACGGTTCTATTGCAGTGGAGGTAGGGTAGTGACTAAATTATGTCCTCGTGGAAAAGCGGCAGCCAAGCGTAAGTTCGATGTATATCCTTCAGCTTATGCAAATGCTTATGCTAGTAAGATATGTGCAGGCAAGATAAAAGATCCTTCTGGTAAAAAAAGAAAAGACTTTAAAGGACCAAAGCCAGCAGGTGCAAAAGCAGGTGGGTTTGCTGATAAGCGAAGAGTCTTATCTGTCATGCCAAGAGGCTTTGACAAAATGATGAAAAAGAAAAGACCTCGTACTAGGATGTCTTAATGAGTTTAAAAGAATGGTTTGGTAAAGGCCCGAAAGGAGACTGGGTAGATATAGGCGCACCGAAGAAAGACGGTAAGTTTCAAAAGTGTGGTCGTAAATCTACCAAGGGTTCCAAAAGAAAGTATCCAAAGTGTGTGCCTCGATCTAAAGCAAATCAAATGACGGCAGGGGAAAGGCGAAGCGCAGTCAAAAGAAAGAGGGCAAAAGCGCAGGGCGTGGGCGGCAAGCCAACTAACGTGGCTACATTTAAAAAACGTGGCGGTAGGCGTGTTGTTAAGAAAGCTGATGGTGGCGTAGTTAAAAAATTCAACAGAGGGTGTGGTGCAATCATGCCAGATCGAAGAAAAGCCACGAGATATAGCTAATGTTTAGAGCGTATGCAGAAGAATTTAAAAACGGTGGTAGTGTAAAACGTGGTGGCAGGCGCATAAGAAAGCCTGATAATATGCCAAAACGTAATAAGAAGAACTTCCGACCCACAAAATCAGGGGCTGGAATGACAGAAGCAGGTGTAAAAGCCTATCGCAGAAAGAATCCAGGTAGTAAACTACAGACAGCGGTAACAGAAAAGAAACCAACTGGCAAGAGGGCGGCAAGAAGAAAGTCCTTTTGCGCTAGATCGGCAGGGCAGATGAAGAAGTTTCCAAAGGCAGCAAAGAATCCAAACTCTAGACTACGACAAGCTCGTAGAAGGTGGAGGTGTTAGGTGGAAGGATTTACAGTATACGGTCAAAGACCAAGGCCAATGTTTCAAAGTAGCGTTGGTCCCAGAAGTTCTGGGTTTAATGTTGGTGGTTCTAATCGTAGAGGAGGAGATTTATTCAGCGGTTTTGGTGGAGGAGCGCCTACATTTTTTCAAGGTGATCGTGAAAATTTACAAAAACAAGAAGAAGAAAAGAAAAATCTTGCTCAAAAACTTATCGCTAAATTAAGAGAAGAGGGAATACCAGAGGAATTAATTCAAAGAGAACTTGCTAATTATCCAACTGCTCAAGCTCTTCTTGGCGCTTTACAAAATATAATGAGCATTATTGGTAGGTTGAGAGAGGCTGGTGGTATTGGTGCAGCAGTACAAGACTCGAAAAATTATATTATAGATGCAGCAGGTAATGTTGTGAATGCTGCAGGGAATATAATTGCTGATCCTACAGGAGAAATAAAAAGACGTTTAATAGAGGGCAGAGAACAAGTAGGTGAAAGAGTTCAAAATGTTGGAGGTAGAATTGCCGAAATAGGATCAAACGAAGATGTTACAAGATTTTTACCCGGTGGAGGAAGGGGATTAAGAGGCATTGCAAGAATTATAGATAGGGCTGGAGAAAAAATAAAAAGTAAAGCCGATGGCGGCATCATGTCTCTCAAAGATGGTGGTGAAAGTGATTTAAGACAGATAGCAAAACAAAGATCGGCTGAAGTGTATGGTGATCCAGTTATGTTTGAGAGGTTTGCTCCTAGCCCCTTACAGCAGATGGACCCCAGTTTTAGGCAATCACAGTTTTTCATGCCAGCAGGTCAAGTCCCTAATTTTAATATGGGCATCATGGGATTGCCCGGTCAGATGTACGCAAACTATTATCCTGCTGGTCCGGTAGGACAAATGAATCCTATTAATAAACAAATCATGGGTATGCCCGGAGGCGCTCCAATGTCACCTCCACCCGGCTCTGAACCCCCTGTAACCGCACCTCCACCAAGTCAAGATACTGGCATGACTGGTGAGATTTGGGACAAGCCATACGAAGAAGCAATTCCAAAACCAAAAAGATCAGATTTTGTATCTGGTTTTCGCAAAGGTAAAAAAGATAGTGAGGCATTCAAAAGAGCTTTAGAGGAATGGAATAGAAATCAAAAAATTTGGGACTCGTTTGAAACTGGTGCGGAAAGAAAGAAATATTATTTAAGTGGTCTTGATAATCTTAGGTTTGCTGACGGTGGATCTACAAACTTCCCTAGAAAGAATGGACAGATATCTGGTCCAGGCACAGAGAGATCAGATGACATACCAGCCATGTTGAGTGATGGCGAGTTTGTCGTAAACGCAAAAGCAGTTAGAGGTATAGGTTCTTTGATGAGTTCAGGAAAACCAAAGAGCAAGGCAGAACAACGAAGAGAAGGAGCTAGGGCCATGTATGCGCTTCAAAATGCAGGCGAAAAAGCTTCAGGCTTGAGAGGTTAAATAAATGGCAGACGAAGAAACTCAACAAAAAGTAGAACCCTTTGTAGGGCCACAGGCCACTCAAACTTTTGTAGACCCTGCGTTAGAGTTTGCGGCAAGGCAGTTATTGGGTAGCTATTTTGGTGGACCTAACCAACCGGGGATGATCAACCGACCAATTCCTATACCCATTCGTCAGACTGCAGGACTATCGCCTCTTGAAATAGAAGCAAGAAATTTAGCAGGTGGGCTAGGTGGATTTGCACCACAACTAAATCTTGCTCAACAATATTATATGCAGAGCGGCATGGGATATAACCCTATGATGGCTCAGTCATTTATGAATCCTTACATGAGCAGTGTCTATCAGCCACAAATGCAAGAAATACAAAGACTGGGTGATGAGCAGAAAAGACAAGCTAGAGCGCAACAAGCAAGATCAGGCGCATTTGGAGGCTCTAGAGGAGCCGTTCAAGAAGCAGAGATAGGAAGGAACGTATTAGATAAACAAGCTCAGTATGGCTCAGATTTAGCCTACAAGGGTTACAGCGACTCACTAGCTAGATCAATGCAGGGTTTTGAAGATATGCAAAGAAGAAGAGCCGCAGCAGCTGGAGGCATATCAGGTCTTGGACAGCAAGGATTTGACATGTTGTCTAGTCAGATAGGGTTATTAGGTGGTTTAGGACAAACAGGTAGAGGCATACAAGACACTGCCTTTGGTAATCAATATACGGCTGCAACACAAATGGCAGATGAACCATTTATGAGAATGCAAAGAGCGATGGCATTGATGGGTGGACTTGCTGGTTTCTTGCCTAGTTATCAAACCGGATATGGATCTTCTCAAGCGCCTATCGCAGGTTCTCGTGGACCAAGTGGATTAGGTAGGATTGCAAGCGGCATAGGAACTGGACTCAGTATATTTGATCAATTCCTAAATCTTGGAAGGAACAGGGATAATTAATGATGAGACAAAACATAGCTAACAGACCCATGTTTCAGACTCCACAAAGAAAAGCTGCTGGCGGAATCATGGCAGGCGTTGCTCCCATGTACGAGGGCATAGGTCCGATGAAATTAAGAGGGGGTGGAGATCCAGGGGTACTTAGCGATTTTACTTTGTCTCTTACTCAAGATGATGACAAATTTAATTTAAGAGACATTACAGATTTCTTTTTTGATCCAAGCGACCCTTTAGACTATGCAACTTTAGGATTATTAGCTTTCCCCCCTGCATTTGCGGCAGCTAGACTTGCAAAGATGGGAGTCGGTGCAAAAAAAGCGGCAGAACAAGTTAGTAAAATGCA